TTATTTGATGCAGTAGAAGATATTGATGCTGAATTTATTTCTCTCCAGCGTGATGAAGGTTCACAGTATTGTCCTTATTGGGTCAAGAAAGTTCCTTTGGGTCATTGGGAAGAAACAAGAATGGCAATTGCATCATGTGATTTGGTGATTACTTCTTGTACATCTATTGCTCACTTGTCTGGTGCGATGGGTGTACCAACTTGGATTATTCCACCAGTTTTACCTTATTACTTGTGGGCTTATCCAATTAACAAAACAGTATGGTATAATAGTGTGAGATTGTTTAGACAAAAAATGTATGGTTCTTGGAATGAACCATTTAAACAAATTAAACTAGCATTACAAAAAGGAGAAATAAATGCCTAAGATTAATACTGGATATTGGGTTCGTGTTGTAGACGGCCGAGTATATGATGTTTGGGATTCCGCACCTGATGAAAGACCAGGTTGGAGAGAAGCTATTGAGGTTGTGCCTGATGTTATTGGTCGTGACCGTGAAGTAATTGAAGGACATATTTTTGATTTGGAAAAAACGCCTGTTGAGATTGTATATCAGAAGCGTCCTGTTTCTTTTGAAGAACGCCAAGGTTCTTACATTTCTCATGCAGAATTCAAAGCAAAGATGGTTGAGCGTGACCAAGAAATGCGTCAGAACTTAAACAATCCAGAAATGCCATTTGATCAGTCTGCCATTGATGCTGCAAATGCTGAGCGTGATGCTCGTGTTGCCGCACTCAGAGCATGTAATAATCACGATGATTTGGATGCACTAGACGCTTAACTTTAAAGGTTTGTTATGGATTCGTTATTTTTTAAATATGATTTGGCAGTAGAAAAGGCTTATATTATTCGGGTCAAAGAGAATGAAAGATCCGAAAGTATGGCCAAAAGGTGTTCTGATTCTTGTAACTCTGTAGGCATGCCATGGGAATATTGGGATGCCTACAATGGTTATAATCGCCGCATTAAAGAGCCTGATAATTCCAAAAACAACCCTCTGATGAAGATGATGAAGGTAACAGATCATTATCTCACCAGAGGTGAAGTTGCTTGTGCGTTATCACATATCTCTCTTTGGTCACATTGTGCTGAGATTGATAAACCAATTGTAATTTTAGAACATGATGCTATAATGATACAATCATATCCTTTGCATCAAGTTTATAATTCAATTTGTTATCTTGGTGGTAATGAACAGGTGAACCTTGGTTGGAAACAATTACCAACACCTCCACATGCTTCAGAAGGACCAAACTATCATTTTATTTGCCGTGCTCATGCATATGCAATTGATCCTTGTGTAGCAAAAAATCTTCTTTCACATGCACTTAAATTTGGTATCTGTGCGCCGCTTGACATTATGATCCGTGCAGATATATTTCCTATTCACCAGATGGGAGTGTTTGCGTATGATATGAAAGAAACTGAAGAAGATAATAAAACTCTTAAAACAACCATACTTGGCCGGCCATTAGAAGGCCGTTCAACAGTTCGAAACGATGATCTAAGTATCTGATGTACCCATTAAACATAGATGAACGAATGTATATTGTCGATGGATTTTATACAAATCCTGATGGTATTCGTCAATATGCTATCAATGAACAAAAAGAACCTGAAAGCGGTGGAAACTATGCAGGTGTAATGACCGAAAGTAGATTCATTACAGATGAGCATTTAGAAATACTTGGTCGTTTGGTTGGCCATTTTGTAGAACCAAGTACAGGTTTATCTGGTAAATTTAGATTCACAAAAGAAGGTGACACATACAGTCAAGATATACATTTTGATGCAGGTGATAATTTATGGGCAGGTGTTTGTTATCTCACGCCAAATATTGAAACTGATGGTACTATTTTGATGTTTCATTCACCAGGCAAAGCATTTGGTGATACTTTACAGAATTGCCGACTTATACAAACATTTTTTCTTAAAGGAAAGTTGTGAAATTTACAGTTCGTTTTCATGATCATATAATTACAAGTATTGAAAGTATATGCCGACAAGTAGGATATCCAAAAACTGTAATTGAAATTGGAGTATTTCAAGGTGAAACAACCTTTAATATGGTCAATCAAATATCTAAAAAAATTAATGATTATAAGCATTATGCTATCGATACATTTGATACAAGTACCGATTTACCAGAAGAAAACATTGAATCGACAAAAGAAATTTTCTTAAACAATCTAAAAGAATCACCACCAGGATTGGTTGAGTTTATGAATATGAAATCTTTTGATGCTTTAATTGAATTGAGAAACCGTGGTGTCAAAGCTGATTTAATCTATGTAGATGGTGATCATAGAGCACCAGAAGTATTACAAGATGCGGTTCTTGGTTTTGAGTTACTCAGTATAGGTGGTGTTATGTTGTTTGATGATTCTGTAACTTGGAGATATAAAGGTGATATTACAAACTCCCCTAAAATTGCAGTAGATAATTTTATACAATGTTATTGGGATCGTTTAGAAGTGATAGAAGTGTCTAATGGTTACCAATTAGCAATAAGGAGAAAAAAGTGAAAAAGATTTTAATTATGGGTTTACCTGGTTCAGGTAAAACTATGTTGGCATCAGCATTACAAAAATATTTACAAGATCATAGTATATTGTTTCATGTAAATTCAGAATCAATTGATGCAAGTAAAGCAGTAGTTAAATGGATTAATGCTGATGATGTACGTAAAAAATATAATGATTGGGACTTCTCTCATGAAGGTCGTATCCGTCAATCTATTCGTATGCGTGAATTAGCTGATAGTTTTCTAAATGATTTTGTGATTGCAGATTTTGTTGCACCATTACCAGAAATGCGTAATAATTTTAAGGCTGACTGGACAATTTGGGTTGACACGATTGATAAAGGTCGTTTTGAAGATACAAATAAAATGTTTGTGCCGCCTGAAGTATATGACTTCCGTGTGACAGAACAAAACTGTGAAAAATGGGCTGAGTTTATTGGCAACCATATTTTAGAAAATCGCCGTAGACCGGTATTTGATTGGAAAAAAGAAACTGTTGAAATGTTAGGTCGTTGGCAACCATGGCATCCTGGCCATCGTGCATTATTTGAGCGTGCGATTGCAAAAACTGGTCAGGTTTGCATTATGATTCGTGACTGCCAAGGTTGGAATGGTTCAAATCCTTTTGCTGCGAATCAAGTAAAAGAATTAATTAAACGTGACCTTGATCCACTTTTTCAGGGTCAATATGAGATTCTTTTGGTACCAAATATCGTCAATATAACTTATGGTCGTGATGTAGGATATAAAATTGAACAAGAGGTTTTTGATGATCAAATACATGCCATCTCTGCTACGAAAATTCGTGAGCAAATGGGTCTAAAATAGTAACCTGAAATCGACCAGAGGGAATAAATTATAAATAGACTATAAAACACCCCTCAGGATCGATTCAAAATGACAACAAAAATTTCTGGCGCACAGATTCAAAATTATACAGTTGAAACAGAACAACTATCTAATACCGCAGTAGCTGCCTTTGCAAAATCTCTAGCACCAAAAATTACCACAGTTAATGTTGCAAATAGTTCTTATACTGTACTAGACGATACAGCTGTAAATGTAGGTGGTGGTTACATTGTCATTACTGGTGCTGAATTTCAATCGGGAGCATCCGTATTAATTGATGCTACTCCTGCAACTTCTGTAACATACATAAACTCAACAACACTTAGAGCAGAAGTTCCTTCAAAGTCTGCTGCATCATATAATCTCTACGTGGTCAATCCAGATGGAGGCACAGGTATTCGTGTTGCTGGGATTACTTATTCAGCAACACCAACTTGGGTTACTGCAAGTCCATTATCAAATCAACCTGCTAATGTATCATTTAATGTATCTTTAAGTGCTACATCAGCAACATCTTATTCTAATACCACAGCATTACCAGCAGACACTCAATTATTAAGTAACGGTTATTTTTATGGTACAGTTACAATTGGTGCCGAAACTACTTATACATTTACTGTAAGAGCAACTGATGCTGAATTGCAAGATGCGGATAAGACATTTCAGGTTACGGTGACGGTTGGGCCGCCACCTGGATCTTTGTATATTTTAGCATGGCTATCTGAATTTGGAGGTTCTGGCTTAAATGATACAGTAAGTAGATCCAGTCCAGTTCAACTTGGATCTAGTACAAATTGGTCAACTCTTGTTACAAGAGGCAATAATGTAGCAGCAATTAAAACTGATGGCACGCTATGGACATGGGGTTACAATGTCCAGGGCCAGCTAGGACTTAATGCTATAGTAAATATATCCAGTCCAGTTCAAGTAGGAGCCAGTACTAATTGGAGTTCAGTTAGTGAGTCAACTTTTGCTTATTGTTCAATTAAAACCGATGGCACTTTATGGGTCTGGGGAACTGCTAGTAGCGGTAAGTTAGGACTCAACTCAATTACAGTAAATAGATCCAGTCCAACTCAAGTAGGATCTGCTACCAATTGGAGTAAAGTAGTAGGTGATTATGGTTCAAGATTTTTCGCACTTAAAACGGATGGTACATTGTGGGGATGGGGAGATAATACCTGGGGCGAGCTAGGACTTGGAGATAGAATCAATAGATCCAGTCCGACTCAAGTAGCTGGTACTACTTGGAATAATATTTGGGCCGGCCGCACTCATGTAATGGCTTCAAAAACAGATAATACTATATGGGGTTGGGGATATGTTGCGTCAGGCTCATTAGGAAATGATTCTATTGTCAACAGATCCAGTCCAGTTCAAGTTTTGTCTACAACTGATTGGAGTAAATTAGTTTTAGGTGATTATTTTACGGTTGGTTTAAAAAGTAATGGCACTCTTTGGTCTTGGGGTGGTGATACTTATGGAAGATTAGGATTAAATAGTCGAAATGTTTATAGATCTAGTCCAACTCAAATTGGAAGTAACACGACATGGAGCAATGTTTTTCTGGAACCAGGATCATCGAGTCCAATAGCCATTAAAACTGATGGCACTTTATGGGTATGGGGTGGTTATATGGGCAATCTTTTAAATTTACCATTGGCAACTTATAGATCCAGCCCCGTTCAAATAGGAACACAAACATATTGGGCAAATACTAATATCTTCGGAACTAATTATGCATATTTAGCCAAATTTTAAGTAATTATAACAAGTATAATACAGGACTATTATGGCCGCTCCAGCTACCAGACAACAATTCAAAGATTACTGCCTACGTAGGTTAGGGTTTCCAGTAATTCAAATTAACGTTGATGATGATCAAGTAGAAGATCGTATTGACGATGCACTTCAGTTTTTTCATGACTATCATTTTGAAGGTTGTGAAAAAATTTACATGAAGCATAAATTTATACAAGAAGATATTGATAGACAATGGATATATTGTCCTGATCCAGTTCTTTTTGTAATTGGTGTTATGCCATTCGATGATTCTAATTCATCGGTAAATATGTTTGACTTGCGTTATCAATTGCGCCTGCATGACCTCTATGACTTTACATCAGTATCTTATGTGTCATATGAAATTACTATGCAACACATTCGTACATTAAATCTGTTGTTCTCAGGTACTCCACAGTTTCGTTTCAATCGTCACCAAAACAAACTCCATCTTGACATTGATTGGGAAAGAGATGCGACAGTTGGTGAATATGTTGTCATCGAATGTTATCGTAAAATGAATCCAGATACCGTGTCAATTACAGGTTCAGTATCGGCCACAAATGCAGCCAATACACTTACAGGTACAAATACTAAATTTGACCAGGAATTATTAGAAGGTGATATTGTAACGGTCAATGGTACTGATCTACAAATCAAAAGAATTTTATCACCAACAGAAATACAATTAACAAAAACACCAACAGAAGGCATTTCTGGTACAGCAACGATTGCTGGACTTTCAGATGTTTGGGACAATCGTTTTATGAAAAGATATACCACCGCTCTTATCAAAAAACAATGGGGTGAGAACATGAAAAAGTTTGGTGGTATACAAATGCCAGGTGGTGTAACATTAAATGGTAAAGAAATTTATGATGAAGCAGTTGAAGAAATTACAAAGATAGAAGAAGAAATGATTGCAAACAATGTTCTGCCATCAGACTTCATAATGGGATAATGTGTGGCTACAAACTTTTATTTCCAACTTTTCCCACAAGAGCAGATCACCAATGAACAACTGCTTGTTGAAGATTTAGTGATTGAAGCTATGGGAATCTATGGCATGGATGTTTACTATCTGCCAAGATCCAGTCGAGCAACAGAAGATTATTTGTATGGTGAAGATACAGTAAAACAATATCGTTCAGCACATCCAATTGAAATGTACCTTGAAAATGTCACAGGTATGGATGGCGAACAAGATTTTATTTCTAAATTTGGTTTAGAAATTCGTGATGAAATTACATTCTTAGTTTCTCGCCGCAGATTCAAGTATACTGTAGGCGCCACAAACTTTCAAACACCTATTCTTGGTGATATTATACCAGAAGAAAACAGAGCACCAACTCGACCAAGAGAGGGAGATTTAGTTTACATTCCTCTCATGAGGAACTTCTTTGAGATTACATTTGTAGAACATGAAAACGATCAGGCCATGTATTATACTTTAGGCCGTGGTCGTGGCGGTAATGTTTATGTCTATGCACTAAAATTAAAACAATACGTATTCTCTGAAGAAATTATTTCTACAGGTATACAAGAGATTGATGATGAAGTATTTGACCTGTACAAGAGAACAAGACTTACAGTACAATTAACTGGGGGTTCTGGTACATTTACACCAGGAGAAATAGTATATCAAGGTGCAGATTTGGCCAATGCAAGTGTTCAGGCAGTTGCACATACATGGAAACAAGGCCAATGGCTTGATGTAATTAAAACACAAGGTACATTTGTTGCCAATGTTCGTGTAAAAGGTGCAGACAGTAATGCATCTTGGACAATGGCAAGTACAGATGATAAAGTTAATTTTGATACCGCATTTGAAGATATTGCAGATAATAATCGTATAGAAACTGAGTCTGATTTAATTGTAGATTGGACAGAAACAAACCCATTTGGTGGTGATTAATGTTAAACAACCCTTTTTATTATAATCGAACAATAAGAAAGGTGGTTGTTGCCTTTGGTACTTTGTTTAATGATATACAGGTACAAAGATTTGTAAACAATACACCAAAAGAAATTTTTAAAGTGCCGTTGTCATATGGTTCTAAAGAAAAATATATGACACGACTGGCTGCTGACCCCAATTTGACCAAGTCGGTTGCAACAGTTGTACCGAGAATTTCATTTGATCTTACAGGTATAAGTTATGATACTAGCAGAAAACAAATTACAACACTAAAAAACTTTTCTGCAAATACTTCTACGGCTTTCAATAGACAGTATGTTCCTGTACCATATGATTTTAATTTTTCTATGTCGATCTATGTTCGGAATACAGAAGATGGTACACAGATATTAGAACAGATTTTACCATTCTTTACACCAGATTTTACGGTAACTGTAGACTTTATTCCTACAATGGATCAAAAATATGATTTGCCTATCATATTGAATTCTGTAAATACGATCACAGATTATGAAGGCGATATGATGAGTACTCGTTTAATTACATGGGACTTAGAGTTTACTGCAAAAGGATATATTTGGCCAATTCTTAAAACTGGTAAAGTTATTCGTCAGGCCAATACCAATATATACTTACATTTGGTTTCTCAGAAGAAATTCAAGGTGAAACTTACCTTGTTGCAAATACAGGTGAGTATATTTTAACCGAAGATAATTTAAAAATAAGAGTTTAAAATGCCAAGTAAAAATATAAATCAACTTACTGCATTGGATGTTGTAGCATCTAATCTATCAAATACACTTTTTGTTGTATATGATAGTGAAACAGGCACAACAAAAAAGGCCACGCTATCTCAAATTGATACTGCAATAGAGAGGTCAATTCAAAATGTATCATCTGCGGCAGTATATGCTAATGCTGCATTTATGGCTGCTAATACTGCAAATGTTAAATTACAATCAGCATATGATGTTGCTAACACACTATTTAATGCCACAGCTTACGCAAATGTGGCAGCAATTACTGCAAATACTATTTCTACGATAGATTTAGTTTCATCAAATACTGTTGTAGCAAATAATGTAATTATTAGTGGAATATTAGATGTTGATGGAGTACAGTTAGTTTGGCACGCACCACCAACAACTTCTAAAGGATCTTCTGGTGATGTTGCAGGCTTGATTGCAATCGATAATGATAAACTTTATCGTTGTGTTGGTACATATGATGGTACTACAGACATTTGGAGATTTATAAACTTTACTGGTGGTACTTGGGGTTAATAATTGAAAA